AATATTATACGGATGGCCGCCACGTGGCAAATATACCCTAACGGACTCTTGTATAAATTGTACTCCAGTCTCCAATTCATTTCACCAAGTTTGCGAGACTCCAATTGGAGACACCCTCTTATTTACAAATATGCAACCACCAAAGCGTTTTAGAGTACAGTCCAAAAATTTCTTCCTTACATACCCTCGTTGTTCACTTTCTAAAGAAGAAGCTCTTTCCCAATTGCAAGTCCTTAATACTCCAACCAACAAGAAATTCATTAGGGTTTGCAGAGAGCTTCACGAAGATGGGGAGCCTCATCTCCATGTGCTCATCCAATTCGAAGGTAAATACGTCTGCACAAATAACAGATTCTTCGACTTGGTATCCCCAAATAGGTCAGCACATTTCCATCCGAACATTCAGGGAGCTAAGAGCTCGTCAGATGTCAAGACCTACATGGAGAAAGACGGAGACTTCATTGATTTTGGAGTTTTCCAAATCGATGGAAGGTCAGCTCGAGGAGGTTGCCAATCTGCCAACGATACGTATGCGAAGGTATTGAATGCAGAATCTGCATCTCAGGCCCTTCAAATACTAAAAGAAGAACAACCAAGGGATTATGTTCTTCATCTTGACAAGGTCCATGCACATGTCAATAAGATATTTGCAAAGGCTCCGGATCCATGGGCTCCTCCGTTTCCCCTCTCCTCCTTCACTAACGTGCCAGACGAGATGCAGGAGTGGGCTGATCATTATTTCGGAAGGGGATCCGCTGCGCGGCCAGAGAGACCTATTAGTATCATCGTTGAGGGTGATAGTCGAACCGGCAAAACGATGTGGGCTCGTGCTCTAGGCCCACATAATTATTTGAGTGGACACCTGGATTTCAATTCTAGGGTTTATTCAAATGAAGTGGAGTATAACGTCATCGATGACGTCACTCCGCAATATCTAAAGTTGAAGCACTGGAAAGAGCTCATTGGGGCCCAGAAGGACTGGCAAAGCAATTGTAAGTACGGAAAGCCAGTTCAAATTAAAGGCGGGATACCATCAATCGTGCTCTGCAATCCAGGAGAGGGGGCCAGCTATAAAAATTTCCTCGATAAAGAGGAAAATGTTGCTCTGAGAAATTGGACCCTCCATAATGCTAAATTCATCTTCCTCGACTCCCCCCTCTATCAAACCTCAACACACGGCAGCCAAGCGTAGGGCTACTCGACGTAAGCGCATCGACCTCAACTGTGGGTGCTCCGTCTACATCCACATTACTTGTGCCGACCATGGATTCACGCACAGGGGAATTCATCACTGCGCCTCAGGCAGAGAATGGCGTGTATATCTGGGAGATAACAAATCCCCTCTATTTCAAGATAACCAAGGTGGAAGATCCTCTCTACACCAACACCAGGATCTACCACATCCAAATCAGGTTCAACCACAACCTGAGGAAAGCGTTGGATCTCCACAAGGCATATCTCAACTTCCAAGTCTGGACGACTTCAGTGACAGCTTCTGGGCTGATATATTTAAATAGATTTAGGCATTTTGTTTTATTGTATTTAGATCAGTTAGGGGTTATTTCCATTAATAATGTAATTAGAGCTGTTCGATTCGCAACAGACAAAACGTATGTAAATTATGTACTCGAAGATCATTCAATAAAGTTCAAAATTTATTAATTTGAAATCGAATCGTAAAAATAGATCCGAATTTTCAATGTCGCATACACGGGGTTAGACGCATGAGTACATGCCATATACAATAATAGGGCATTCTCCGTGTGGTTCTCGTACTTCGCCGCCTCCTGGTGGTTGTAGACCACGTGGTTGTTCACCTTCCAGAAACGCCTCACCAGAGCTTGCTCATTGCTTGCATATTGACCACCAGTCACCTTCGCGTGGAACCTATGCATCACTTGGAAACGATCACGAAGATCGTTCTTCACAGTTGCAGTGCTGGGCTCGTTGTCGAATAGGTTAAACACCTGGCCAAAATCCATGGGGGTGCCATAGGGTCTCCGGTCCCTAACCAACCAGAACATGACGCTGTTCGTGTGGTTCTTCAACTTGATGTTCTCATCCATCCAGATCTTACCTAGTATGTACACAGACTTGACACAGAAACGTTTACCCACACGGTGGGTAATACCACTCCCACGTGTGACGTCAGAAATACACAATACCTTACCCGTGTGAGAGATGTCATGACGCTGTTCAAAGGATTGGACCTTACATGGGCCTTCACACCCTTTGGGCACATCTGGAGATCTATAGGCCCGATAAATTCTGGGCTTCCTGTACATGGGCCTGTTAACCCAGGATTGGGCCCTATTAAATTGAGGCCCAGGCCCAATACCTCCACGAGGGGAGAAATTCAGAGATCGTCTCACCTTGGAAATTCCCTGCATCGAACGCCATGGGGCTTCCCTCTTAGACATTTTGAATTAAAGAATGTGGACCCCAATAAAGGATGTGGGTCCGCGTAACAACGGTTCAAATTTATACACAACGGACAAACTTACCCACCAAGTTTTAAATAACTAAGCATTGAGGGCCCACTATGATTGGACGATCTCCTTTGTCGTACTATGTGTGGGACCACATTTCAAATTAAAGGCGAGGGGAACGTGTGTGGGGCCCAGGGGACAAAAATCGCGCGGCCATCCGGT